GTAATCTCCTCCCTCTATTACTTTAAATGATGAATAATAAGAATATTTAGTATTATCTTTTGAATAGCAATAAAAGTCTATTACATGCTTGGCTAATCTTGCTTCTAAACTTTGAGTTGTAGACCCATAATAACAAAGGTTTAATGAAGGACTAAATATTCGGTAGATTTTTGCATTTTCGTAGTTAGGCATTTTATATACTAAATATATTATTTTTTTCTTTAACTACTAATTTTCCTAAATAATATAATTAATTAATTAAATTCTTTTATTAAAATATAATTTTAACGAACCATTCCTGAAAACTTACCGCCACTCATAGCACCACCGCTGTAAACCCCACTTCCCATAGAATGCATAGTCTTCATTTTCTGCTTCATAGCTTCTTTAACAGCTGGCATCTGCTCGTTTCCTGCGTTTTGCATATCTCCATGAATTCCACCACCTAATACTCGGTTGTATTCGGCACTTAATACTGGATTAACCATTTGCAAAGATTTAGAATCTTCAACAAGCGATTTAGTTAAAATACCTGTGAAAATCTGCGACGAACCAGCTACAGTAGAGAAAATACCGCTATTAACCGCTAAAATAACAATTTCAGGAGTAATATTTGCATTTGAAGCAGTTACATATTGTGTAACACCTAATTTCACTTGGAAGTTAAACGAACCAATACAGCCTGGAGCTAAATACGATGGAAGCGATAAATCAGTTGGCGACACAACAAAGATAGAGCCAGTTGTTGCTTGAGTGCCTAAACCAGCATTTCCTGAGTCACCACCAGTTTTTGTAACTAACTGATTTACTCGTCCGCTGAATTGAGCCCAAGTTTGTTTAGAACCATTCTTAACCGATAATTGGTATAGCGAAAACTGATTAGCAGACGATAGTAGACCTGAAGCATTATTGAGATTAATAGAAACATTATTAATAACGCAGTTGTATTCGGCATCTTGAACTGTCATATCCGCAAGAGATTTACGAACACAGATAATAAATAGATCCGGAAGCTGATTTAACTGAATATTGTTGCTACTTAATGATTTTTCTGTTCCTTGACCTGCTATAGCAACATTAGTAACTGTAATAAAGCGTGGAATATCAGTATATGGGACTACATTTTTAGCAGTAATTAAATCGGTGGACTGCGAGGAGTTAAAGCATACAACAAGTTCTGTTCCAGCAAATGGAATTGGACTATTTGATGTACCGCCATCAACATTAATACCTAATTCAACTTTAGTAATAACAGTAGAGGCTACACCTACTGATAAAAAGCGTTTAGCGGTTGAATCAATATTAAATACGAAATTCATAGCATTAATACCTACTAAACCCTGATTGTTGTAGGCTGGTTGTCCGTAGATGAAAGGCGATAAACCAATAATAGGTTCAAATACTTCAACTTCATACGCTAATTTGAAGACATCAGTATCATTTTGGGAAGTTAGGGTTTTAGTTGGAGTATTTGAACCCTGTTTTCTGCTGAAGTCAACAAGTTTAACTGGATAAGAGCCTCGTGGCTGGAAATATTTATTGTATCCAGTCTGATTAGCAGTAGCAAGAACATTATTAGCATTTGAAGAGGCAATATTTGTAGTATAAAGAGCAGTATTAAAATCTACTAAATTGGGACACATACCATCGTATTTAGCAAGTTCTTCCTGCGACATCATTTGAAGCAATTGGGGGAGAATATCCTGAATATTTGAAGACACATTAGAATTGTTAATAGTTGCCGAAGCAGTTGTGAATAAATGATTTAATGGAAATGCTTGAAGAGCGTATTGAGAGCCGTAACCACCTGCATAAGAACCTGAAGCAACACCTGTTTCTGTTACTGTAAAGCGAATTGTGGATCTAACAAATACCTCACGATCTACAATAACATTTTCAGAGGGGACTGTTACATTAAAAGTTAAGGACGAGGCAGACTGCGAGATTGACTGGAAAGGCTGGTATGTTTTGGAAGCCGCACCACTTTTAACCGCATAAGTAAGTTTATCTGTGATTCCGCCTAATACCGAATCACGAACAAGAACCGTGGAGAAGTCAGAGGACATTTTTATATATATTAGTTATATAATTATTTTAGTTAGTAATTTCTAAACAAAAATAATTAATTAAGAAAATGTCATAATATAATTTCCGCTTAAATCTCTCACAACTTTTAAATTAGCCACTTTATAATTTCCACTTAAATCAGTACCACTTGTATCAAATAACTCCTTAATTGCCGAAGTTGCATCAATAGCATTTAACAAGGCTTCATGGGTCATAATCTCATAACCTTCAATTCCATAATATTTACCTAGAGCTTGGGCTTCCTCTAAACTCGTTCTATCAAAGTCGTTAATAGCCATTTATAATATATAAATATATTTTTATTTATTATAAAATTTAATTATAAGTTTTAATATTAAAATGAGAGATTAATCTCTCTAGCGTAAATCTCTCACATTCATAGAAGCCAAATTTATTTGCTGGTTTTCTCCTAATACTTTCTTTTGAAATAATAGTTTAATAGAGGACATAGCTCCACTTGCTAAAGTAAAAGGGATTAAAGTACCTGTTTTGGTTCTCCAAAAAACATTTATATCAATATTTTTGAGAGATTGATTACCTGTTAAATCTATCATACGATAAATTTTGGGAGTAAGTAAAATATTGGGTCTATATCCTTGTTGATTACTCTGCAAATCTGTAATAACAAAAGCAAAAGCATTATCTAAACTTGAACTTGGTGGACTTGATCCAATTGAAGAAGATGCTGTAAATTGATTTACTATAATAGGAATTGAAGTAGTAGTAAATACAATAGCATTAACTGGCGTCCATGTATCAATAGTGCTTATTTCTTGGCTTTGTTTTATTAATAATTTTGAATTACTATAAATGTCTGTATATGTTGCTGGTATTGTTACAACTCCTGTTGATGAGTTTGTATATGTTGATAAAAATGTATAAGGAATAATAGAATTGAGAGCAGGACTTGGAGTTAATAATCCTAAACCTGAACTATAAAAATTTAATGTATAATATAATTCTCTCTTTCCTGTGCTATTTGTTATTATTTTTTTGGTTGCTGGAAGACTGCTAAATAAACTATATAATGGAGCATTAAAAGCAAGTTCAAATTTAAAAGGCGTATTTGATAAAGCAACTCCTACTGAATTTCCACCTCCACTTCCCCAACTAATTTCAGGCATAGCATAATTAATATTAGCAATTACAGCATTAGCTGCCGTTTGGTATGTTTCAAATAACATAGAAACATATACATCAGCAGTTAAATTGCTTTCATTCCAGTCAATAAAGGGAGGTGTTGGGTATTGTCTCGCACTAATACTTAAAAATTGATTTGTTATTCCTGCATTTCCTATTCCAACTATCCAATTATTATATATAAATTCCATTAAATTTTTATACGCTAATTTTAGAGTTTTATTAACCATAGTTATAAAATTGTTATAGCTATAACAATAATAATAGGGATATAATGCTGTGTTTTTTCCTGTTAATGAGTTTTGTGTTGGTACTGTTGCATCTTCTAAATCTTTAATCCATTTTACGCTTTCAATTGTAGAGGTTGATGAAATATTGCTTGGAAGTGGTATAACTGTTCCTGAAGATGATGTTAAACTTCCGTTTGTTGCTGTTAAAGCCACTTTATAAATTGTTTTATCAGAGTCAAAAGTTCCTGTTTGTGTTAAATCAGGTTCTCCTACTATTACAGGCAAATTATATGTATCTAATTGAAATCGTGCTACACTCATGTAATAATCTCCAGTATTTTTAATTACAGGGGTTTCTCGTGTTTCTAAAAATTTAAGAGGTTGTTGCTCTTCTGTTGTAGCGTTATATATATTTGCTTGTTGCAAATCAAAGTACACATAGTCAGGATTATTTAATTGATTAAATTTATCAACTTGAGACATTTATATATATATAAAATGTTATTTAAATTATTCTTATGTTTTAAAACTTTTTTTGTATAACTGAGAGATTAATCCCTCAATTACATTAGTGTTCTCACATTTACAGACGCCATACTTATTTTTTGTTTTTCTCCTAATATTTTCTTTTCAAATAAGAGTTTAATAGAACTCATAGCTCCACTTGCTAAAGTAAAAGGTACTAAAATACCTGTTTTTGTTCTCCAAAAAACATTTATATCTATAGTTTTGAGAGGTTGGTTTCCAGTTAAATCTATTTTTCTATCTAATTCAGGAACATATAATACATTTGGTCTGTATCCTTGTTGGTTAGTCTGCAAATCTGTAATAATATAATCAAAAGCATTATCTAAACTTGAACTTGGTGGACTTGATCCGATTGAAGAAGATGCTGTAAACTGATTCACTATAATAGGGATTGATGAAGTTGTAAAAACAATTGCGTTTATAGGCGTCCATGTATCAATTGTGCTTATTTCTTGACTTTGTTTTATTAATAATCTTGAATGACTATAAGCAAATGTATTAGTATTTGGTATTGTAATAGTATTTCCGCTTGTATATGATGCTAAAAACGAATAAGGAATAACTGAATTTAAATTAGGATTTGGATTGACTAACCCTAACCCTGAACTAACAATATTTAACACATAATAGGTTTCTTTTAATCCTATTGAACTTGTTATAATTTTCCTTTTAGCAGGAAGACTGCTGAATAAACTATATAATGGAGCATTAAAAGCAACTTCAAATTTTAAAGGTGTATTTCTTGCAGGAGTTCCTACATTATTTGTAGACACTACCGCCCAAGTTGTAGCAGGCATAGCATAATTAAGATTATCTATAACCGCATTAGCTGCCGATTGATAAGTTTCAAATAATAATGTTACATAGACATCAGCAGTTAAATTTGTTTCATTCCAGTCAATAAAGGGGGGTGTAGGATAATGAACGGCTGTTATATCTAAAAATTGGTTAGTAATTCCTGCATCTCCTATTCCAACAATCCAATCATTATAAATTCGCTCTATAAAGTTTTTATATGCTAATTTAAATGTTTTATTAACCATCGCTATAAAACTATTATAACTATCACAATAATAATATGAAAATAATGCTGTATTTTTTCCTGTTAATGAGTTTTTTGTTGGTGCTGTTGCTGAATCTATACTTTTAATCCATTTTACGCTTTCAATTGTAGGGACTGACGAGAGAGTGCTTGGAACTGGTATAACTGTTCCTGATGGTCTGCTGTCCGGAACTGTATAATTATATATTGTTCCTCCTGTATTAGCAAGGAAAAATGCTTCTCCATTATTAGCCATGGAAATACTGCCTCCATACATTAAACTTGGATTAACATTAGGAATAGTAATAGTTTGTGATAATGTATATGTTTCTACACCTGCTCCTCGTCTATAAATATATATTGATGCACTAGCAGGAGCAGTCACGCTAATAACTGAACCATCATTACTCATAGAGACTGATGCTCCCCAGCCGACAGAATTTATGCCTGTTATAGTAGACCCATTAAGAAGAGCAAATGAGTTTCCTGTTCTTTTATAAATATTTAAAAAATCACCTGTTCCTGATGACTTAGCAGTACCAGCACAGGCATAAACTCCGTTTCCTGACATAGCAAATGAAGCACCTATTCTATCTCCTGCTGTTGCTGATGAAAACTGCCCTGCTAATACATAATTCGTCCCATCAAATCTTCTCATTTCTACATACCCTTTTTCTGAGTCGTGTAAATAACCTGTAGAAATCCAATAATTAGCATCTGTGCTAAATTGAGCCCCTTTATTATATAAATCTAATATTCCTGTTTGTCCGATTTGTGCTCCTACTTGTGCTTGAGTTGAAAAATTAAAAAATTTTGAAAGTCCCCCATCTGCATTAGCGTTTTGTGCTCCAATCCATAAAATAGTGCCGTTTCCTGCTATTGTTGTTTGTATAGCCCCTTCAAATGCGTTTGGGTATGGTTCAAGTTCAGTAAAAGGATTTGTTGTATATGTTCCATTTACTATATTGTATAAAAATACTCGGGTTGTTGTAATTGCACTAGTAACTGCTTTTGTTCCGTCATCACTAATTCCCATAGATGCTCCTGTTTGTGTTCCTGCGTCTCCTACTAATTCGTGGGCTATTGAATTAGTTGTTGTTGTTCCTTTCCATATGAAAACTGCACCATCGCCAAAATTATAGTTGGGGTCGCTTACCGCTACACATATATCATTTTTAGTTCCACTATTTGCTGTTCTAACACTATATCCAAAATAAGCAGATGGGGTTGATTTTGTTATTTGTGCTGTTAAAGAAAAAGTAGTAGGGTTTAATGTTGCTGTTGTTGTAAAAGATCCGTTTGTTATATTCATAGCCACTTTATAAATAGTCTTATCAGGGTCAAAAGTTCCTGTTTGTGATAAATCAGGTTCACCTACAAAAACAGGTAAATTATAAGTGTCTAATTGAAATCTTGCTACACTCATGTAATAGTCACCTGTATTAGCAATAACTGGCGTCTCTCGTGTCTCTAAAAATTTAAGCGGTTGCTGTTCTTGCTCTGTGCTATTTTGTATATTTGTTTGTTGAAGGTCAAAATACACATAATCAGGATTGTTTATTTGATTAAATTTATTCACTTGAGACATTTATATATATAAAATGTTATTAAAATTATTCTTATGTTTTAAAACTTTTTTT